TGTGGCCGCTTTTGCCCATGCCGGTCACCACGACGCGCCCTTTGACTTCAAGCATCATGGTCACGGCGCGCACGAAGCGGTCATCCAGGCGGGCCTTGAGTCCTTGCAGCGCTTGCGCCTCGATGTCGAGCGTGTCGCGGGCCAGTTCAAGCAGTTGGGAGGCGGAAGCGGTCATGCGGCGATTTTATCGGTCACATGGAGTTGGTAGGATCAAGGCATGAACGCGCTGGAGCTGACCCTGTTGTACCTGCTGGCCGCCGTGCTGGGCGTGGTGGGCTGCCGCATGCTGCGGCTGCCGCCGATGCTGGGCTACCTGGCCGTGGGCGTGCTGATCGGTCCCAATGCACTGGCCTTGGCGCAAAACTCGGCGGGCGTGCAACACCTGGCCGAGTTCGGCGTCGTGTGGGAAGGTGGCGTGTCGAACGCCAACCAGGCTTACTCGCACCTCTACACCAACAAACTGGCGTCGGTGAACCGCCTCTACTACACCCTGAAGAACTGGGTGCCCAGGGGTTCGTTCGCGACCATCAGCACTTACGGCACTACTGCCGAGAATGACATCATCGACCTGACGTAGTGGTGTAGGCTGCCAGCCATGACAGACCTATTGACCGTAATCATCGCATCGGGGTGGGCTGTGGCCTACCTGATAGAGACTCTCGACCAGTTCCTGTACGAGTGGGTGGCCAAGACCGAACTCAAGAGGATTCTGACCCCGCTCGCCGTCCTGGGAGCAAACTGGCTGATGGGAATCCAGGACTGGCTCCTGGTGGTGACAGGGGCGGCCAGCGCGCTCGCCTGCCTGCTCACCCTTCAGTGGATTGACCGACCGTCAGTGTCGCTTAAACTCCCCACTAACTTCAGGGGGCAGTTGTGAGGGTGGCGGTGATTGCCTACGGCTCCAAGCCGCAGGACGGTTGGCAAGTCTACAAGGGCATGAACGAGTTGCTGGAGAAGTACCCAGACGCGGAGGTGCTGGTCACCTGCACTCTCTCCGATTACTCTGAGGACGTGTTCCGAGCATTGCTGGACAGCAAGCGCAAGTTCTCCCTGTTCCTTCCCGAGAAGGCAAAAGCAAACTTTAGAGATGACGCCAACAAGAACGTCAATGCTGAACAAATCGCCTATAAAGTGACGAAAACGGACACACCGCTCAAGCACGCGACCTGGGAGTTATCCCCAGGGGACGCGCTGGCTATCGTGGACGACGGCACCGAGAGGTACGTGGAGATACTGGAGGCCACAGAGGACTTGGGCCTGGAGTTGTGGGACATCACCGAGGGCCTGCAGGAGTTGATGTACGACCCGCTGGAGGAGATGGGCGGGTGCGACACCGAGGCGGAGATAATCGCCGCGGTACACGACCTCATGGACGCGCTGGTGCACCACGTCATACACTCCGTCGCCGACGACCTGACTGAGCGGCTGGGTGGTGCCCTGAGCGAGTTGGGGATGCTCGACCTAGAGGAAGATGAAGAGGAGGACGAAGAGGACTGATGCGGATTCCAGAGGAGGCATACGGTTCGGGGCTGACTGACTACCAGTTCCGACTGCTCGCCTACCTGTGCTCCCTAGGAGAGCCAGGAAGGCACCTAGAAGCGACTGTGGAGGGGATGGCGGTGTCCACGGGCGGCGTGGCCGTCAAGACCGTCAGAAGGGCCTTGGCGGCCCTGGAAGAGGCTGGCTACATTCAGCGGGAGAGGACCAAGGCGGCTGGCGGCAGGCGTGGTCCTGACCGATTCGCCCTAATCCTAGGGGACTCAAATGTCCACACGCTAGGGGACTCAAATGTCCACACTACACATGACAAGGTGACCAACAGTAGTGATAGCAAACTGTCACCAGTAAGCAAGGAAAGTTATAAAGAAGATACTTCGTATCTTCTGAACCCCGAGGGGGTTCGCGAGAGAGGAGCGGTGATTGTGATTCGCAAAGGTTACGACGACGGGGACGACCTGGCTGGCTTCGGGCTGCTGGAGCCGAAGGAGGAGTCCAAGCCAGTGAAGAAGTCAGACCCCAAGACCAGGGGTCGGCGACCTCAGTCTGAGTGGACTCCCATGGACGTCGCCTCAGAGTTCTCGTTCCTGGTCGGCAGGAAGTTCCCGTGGCTCCCAGGGTCTGTGAACGTCCACATCCTGTCCCGAGCCCTGGCCAAGTACCGCAACCAGTACGGGACGACGGCCTGCTGGAACTGGAGTTGCTCCGAATCTTCATGGCCGACGAGTACAACTTCAAGGATGTCGGCACCGAGGCCCCGCACCTCTACAAGCGCTACCTGTCGTCTTTCCGCACCCAGATGAACAAGGCCCGCCAGAACCTTGGCCTGGACCGACTCG